ATACTCTGCGAAGTAACCGGCTATGGATTCTCGAGCAACGGCGGCGGAATATCCCAACCCAGCGACGACGGCAGCGTGCTGGCCATGCAACGTGCCATGAACGACGCAGGCATAGCGGCCGGCCAAATCGACTACATCAACGCCCACGCCACCTCCACTCCGCAGGGCGACATGTTCGAAGCCAAAGCCCTCGCCCGCCTCTTCGGCAACGAGCGCGCACTCATCAGCTCCACCAAGGGAATGACCGGCCACGAATGTTGGATGGCCGGCGCAAGCGAAATAGTCTACAGCATTCTCATGATGCAACACAACTTCGTTGCACCGAACGTGAACTTCGACAATCCCGACGAATATTCCGCCCCACTCAACATCGCCGCCCAAACCGTGGAAACCGAGCTGCACACCGTGCTCTCAAACTCATTCGGATTCGGAGGCACCAACAGCGCACTGATTATTGAGAAATAACAACTTAATTATTTTTTTATGAAAAGGATATTAATAGCAATTGTCGCGATTTTCAGCAGTTTAAACATGCTGGCCGGCAGTGATGTAGAATTCGTAAAAGGCAATGCCTGTATCATTGCAGAGTCTAAAAACTGTTCTGTCGAGGTGACTTTCGAAAACCTCTACATTGAAGGCAAACCCTACATGCAGTATCTCAAAGAACGCGGCGAACAGAATGTAGCCGACTGGGATACCGACATCAGAGCAGCCGTAGAACAGTTTGTCAAAGAGTTTAATAAGGACAATAAAAAGGGACTGAAAGTAAACACAGGACAAGCAAACAAGTCGGACTACAGAATGGTTATCAACTTGAAGAAGCTCGACCTCGGGAGTGCGGCCGCGTCGGTAATTATTGGTTTCGGAGCCGGCGGAGCACGTATGTATTGCGACATAACCGTGTACGATGGCAAGAATCCCATCCTTGTATTAAAGGGCGACGGCGTGAATGGCGGAAGCGGTTATACCGAATCGAAACGCTTGCGCGACGCCTTCGAAGAGATGGCCGAAGACACTGTAAAAACAATGAAAAAAGCCTGCAAAAGCCATTAATAAATGGTTTGGGCTTCGCGGAAGTTCCGCAGATGAAAAACCAAATAGTTTGGGCTCCGCGGAAGTTCCGCAAACGAGAAACCAAATGGTTTGGGCCTCGCGGAACTCCCGCAAACAAAAAACAGAATTGAATAACCCTCGCGGAAGTTCCGCAAAGAGTAAATATTTCGAACTTAAATCATTCAAAATCATGGTTAAACAGAAAATCATTTCAAGTACGGTAAATGTCGCCGAAATCGATAATCTGGACGTGAATCACCTCAACAACGGCGCGCATTACCAGTTCATCAAGGACGTTTCGACGCGCATCGCTACCGAGACCGCTCTTGTTACTAATCCGGTTGTGAAGGCTGCTGCCGAACGCCTCGCAAACGCCCTGAAAGAGGAGGACAGATGCCTGGTTCTGTCGCAGAAAAACCTGTCGACCGACGACATCCGGGAGCTCGACATCGAACGCGATAAACTCTTCGCCGGCTATCGTTCGGCCGTGAAGGGGTTCCTTCGCATGCCGGTTGCCGACGTCGCACAGGCGGCCAAGGAGCTCGCCCAGCATCTTAAAGACTACAGCATCAATCCTCACATGCAGCTCGAGCGCGAAACGGCTCTGATTGCGAACCTCATCGACGATTGCGAGACGAAATTCGCCGCCCAAGTTGCTCGACTCGGCATCCAACCCTACGTCGCCGCGCTCAAAACGGCCAATACGAAGCTGGAAAGCCTGATTCACAGTCGTACCGACTCCGATTCCACCCGAATTCTTGGCGCCTTGCGAATCGCCCGACGAGAAAGCGATTCGGCATATTTTTACCTGATTAAGGTTGCGAACGCCTTCCCGATATTCGTGAATCAATCGGACGCCGCGGCGTTCATCGACTACATGAACGAGCTCATCAAGCGCTACAAAGAGCAGGTTCTCACGGCCCGGAAAAAGAAGTCGGACGGCAATGACCCCAAGAAACCCGGTGACGGTAAGAAACCCGATGACCCCAAGAAGCCGAATGACCCCAAGAAACCCGGAGGCGGAGGAGATACTCCCAAACCCGGACGCGAAGAAGACCCCGGCGAAGACCAGGTGTAAAGAGAAATTCGTTTATATATCAATCAAATATATGATAAAGAAATACGAGGCCTAATGCGAATAGCTTATCAACGGCACGCGTATATCATGTTATTATCACGTTGACAAATAATTATAAATGAATACTGAAACAAAAAAACATACTCGGCGTGCTATTGGCGTGCCGTGAATGTGCTATATTTGTGTTCGTATTTTGTTACTCAAAAAGCGAGTAACAAAATATTTATACAAACACAAAAATCTATATAAATATGTCGGGCGTAAAGGAACCTATTAGAATTAGAGAGAAGAAGTTGAAAGGTGAGAATATAAGTCTATATCTAGACATTTATAGAAACGGTCGAAGAAAGTACGAGTTTCTAAAACTGTATTTGATACCGGAAAAGACTAAAGCTGACAAAGAGCGAAATAGGCAGACTCTACAACTTGCTAACGCTATAAAGGCAAAGCGAATAGTTGAGTTACAAAATAAGGCGTTCGGATTTGAAGATGGAAATTCGGCGAAAATCTTATTTTTCGATTATTACCGTAAGGTGTGGCAGGAAAAAACCAGTAAGAATAGTGGTACTTGGCGAAGCTGGGAAAGCGCGTTGCGACATCTAATGATATACGAGGGTAACGAAAAAATAACCTTTTCAGATATTACAACTGAATGGGTAAAAGGCTTTAGAAAATACTTAGACAAAGAAGCTGTTATTAGAAGATTCAGAGCTACTAAATACAAAGAATCTAGACCATTGTCTCAAAACTCTAAATGTGCGTATTTTGCAAAGCTGCGAGCATGTATTTTTCAAGCATACAAAGATGGTGTGATTTCCGATAATCCTCTACGTGGTGTGAATAGATTCTCAAATGCTGAAACGACGCGCATGTATTTAACTATCGACGAAGTAAAACGACTAGCACAGACAGATTGCACTTATCCGATTGTTAAAAAAGCGTTTCTATTTTCGTGTTTGACAGGATTGCGACGCTCGGATATTCTAGACCTTACTTGGGGTGATGTTTTTCAACAGGGCGAATTTGCTCGAATAATTTTTAAACAGAAAAAGACACGAGGTCAAGAATACTTAGATATAAATCTTCAAGCAAAAGAATTAATGGGCGAACCGGACGCCGCAGATTGTAAGGTTTTTTCCGGAATACCGTCGCCTTACTTTATAAATGTTGTTATTCGTGGATGGGTTAAATTAGCTGGAATACAGAAAGATATAACATTTCATTGTGCTAGACACACCTTTGCCACTATGATGTTAGATTTAGGTACAGATTTATTCACCGTCTCTAAATTGTTAGGACATCGCAATATTTCTACTACACAAATATATACTAAGGTGCTAGACAAGAATAAACAGAAAGCTATTGCGAACATACCTGACATTTTAAGTAAAGAATAAACAAAGACTGATATGATAGATATATTTGACACGACGAACTGTTGGTACTGCGATAACATCGCCGACCATCCAGACCAAATAGGACTCTTGCACCTAGATTTTCCTAGGTGCTTTGTTCTTATTCCTGACAATACAGCTTTTGAGCTGTCTAGCTATGAAGATTTTTATAATGAGTATTGCAGAATCAATTGGTTAGACCCTTCCGAGAACGCATCGGAAAAAGAAAAGCGAAACGTATTAGATAGACTGTGGAACTTTCTTGCAAAGCAAGAGAAAAAAGAAGAAGATTTAGCATGCGATAGAGCAATAGAAGAATTTATGGAAGAAGATTTATAGTTTACTAGCATCTATATAAAGCAAGTGGTGCAGCGTTTCCCAACGCCGCACCACTTATTATGAGTAACCTAAAATCTCTTTGAAAATACTCTGACAAATAACAGAATAATTAATATAATAGTAAGATATAAAGTACCTACAAAGATAGCAATTTATATTGAATACCGATACCTATAAAAGGCGTTAAACCGTTATTTCCGACCCCGTAGCCACCTATGATACCGATACCGAATCGCCCCGGGGGCTTCTTTTTTATCACATTTGTAATAGTCACAGTCTTGTTATAGACCTCGATACTATCCAACCTCGGGTTGTAACCACTCACATAAGCTCTGTATTGTTCTGTCTTATATATCTTCTGCGTGATAGGTATTTGCACTGTTGCGCTATCTCTATTGACCCCGGGCATAAATCTGCCATCAGCGAAAGAATCTTTTACTTGCGTAGAGTCAGCACATACACCATCATTGACTTTTCTATCGATGTCTGTGAGCACAAGCGGAAAGCGCGCGGTATCGTATCTCACCATTCGCATCTCTTTAAATGCAGGCATAAACCACCGCGCAGTATCAAACACTGTTACAGTGTCGCTATGCGTTGTAATGTCTCTTTCTGCATTTGTTGTACAGTAGTGTACATTCAAACCCACAGAAACAGCTAGCAATACCAGTACAATGTACAAAGATGTACATCGAATTCCATTTACTCTATTTCTCATATACACACATTAAGCGGCAATCTCTGAAAATGTGAGACTGCCGGTTATTTTATCGTTATGAAAATCTTCTCACCCCTCGCATCTGCCGATGCCATCTGTTTGTAGAGCGCATCGAATGTTACGCGCGAGCTTGTGAGACGGCCTTTTTCTGTATTCTTGCCGGTAAGAATACAACCCATCGAGTCGGCGGACGTGTTGCCTGGATGAATGCGAATTGCTTCAAACCCCGGTACATCCAAGAGCAAAGGCATCTTTCGTCCGAACTTCGGAGAATGAGTAAAAATGACCTTATACCGCCCTGCGGGTATCGCGGTTTCGCTCTTTACCTTAGTTTTCAGAATATCGATTTTTGACATATCCTGTTTCAACCCGCGGTCTTTATCCTCGAGCGTATCGCAGAATCGCTTACCGTTCACGTAGAAACCACCTATCGTGTAACCGTCTCTCTTTGCGAATCTTTCTACTTGTAATTCCATATTGTGTTATCCTTTCTGTTCAATCTCCTTGCCGGTTCTGCCGTCTCGGTTAAGGTCTATTTTTACACCGCGGCTCGCGAGTATCTCTTCTGCTAGTTCTAATCCTAACCGGGTGGCATCATTTATTCGCTTCTTCGCTTTATCTTCAGCTTTCTCTTTAACCGACATCCACTCTATGCAACACAGGAAAATTGCCCAGATAATAGTCGCCATCGGCACCGAGTCTAATATTTTCACATCGACGATATGCCACACCCGCGAGAAGTGTATCATTATGTCTACACCGCACGCTATCATCAAGCTACCTTCACGCGTTATGAATTTCATAACTGTTCTTGCGAGCGCATCCGATGTGTGCGCTTCCTTGCGTAGTTTAGCTTTATACCAACCTGCGCAAAGGTCGACCATCAACGCTACAAACACGATAACCGAGCACAACGTACTTATTGTAAGAAGAATGCCAAGCGAATGCTCTAGCAGCGCCTCTTTTATAATATCCATAATCATACCTCCTGCTGCGTTATATCAGAATCATTAAAGCACCCATTAGACTACCGACCACCCCAGAAAGCAAATCCCGGATATCGGCAACATCCTTTCGTCTTAGGTCGACTATCTCTTTCACAACCGCCAGGGCCGACCCGAAACCAATTCCGATAATCACAGCTGCTCCCGATTCGGCACCGCCCCAGTCGACGCTCTTACGTGCGATCGCGAAAGCTAGAACTAGACAGACCAGCAGGTGCACATACTTGTCACTCTCGAACTTGCACAACCACCGTGCAATCTTGTCAAAAACATTCATCATAATATTTCATCATTAAATTAAACATCAAACCTATATGCATCTCTATACATCAGTCCCGGACTAAGGGTACCTCGGTCGCATACTAAGGCTACCTTACTCCCGGACTAAGCCTATCCCGTATCATATCAGCAACGCAACTGCAAATGCTCCTCCGGCCGTCACTTCGGCCCAAAAGGCCCAACTTTCACGATGTGAGCAACACACCAGGTAAACACCGAAACCTATCCAGCAAAGCAATAGATACGGCGACAGCACAATCACTATGAATTGAGATAGTATGCCGAATAGGAAACCTCCTATGTTATGTACGGCTCGCCATTCTGTTCGGAAGTAAGGCGAGGCGGCTACAAGAAAGACTCCTACGAAACACAAAAAACCGATAAACTCGCAACCATCGGGTAAAGCCTCTAGTGTTCTGGGCATAGAAAGAAAAGCGTACAGCGACATCACCACTGAAAACACACCCATTGGAAAGATGTATGCAATCGATGATATGGATATAGGAGCGCCGCCTTTCTTCTGCCATGCCAAACCAACATAGACAGTCAACATCAATAGAGATAGCAGTACTAATATCTTCATTTTATCGTAAAATCCAGTTTATCAGGATAACCAGTCTTATAGTCGTACGCCTTGACCTCCGCCTCGCTTCCGAGGTTCATTACGGCTGCTTTATGATGTTCGGTGGTTATAAAGGCGTCATCGGCATATAATTGAAGTAAGGCCAACATCATTTTTGCCTTTTCCACTTCTACAGGTACAACCTTGTCGCCTAACGGTAATTTTATAGTTGTCATCTTGCATGTAATGGCAGAGTCAACACTATTCATGTATGCAATGCGCTTTGTCTGGTCATACCAAATTTTCACGCCATTAACCGTTAGAGAGTTCACAGCATCAGAACTATCGTACTCTTCTATCTCGCGTATTTTTGCCTCCTTTGCGCACTTTAGACATTCTGCCTCGGAAGGTAGCGGGTCAGCGCAAGGCATATATCCTGCTCGTCTGTAATGTTCTTCGGTTGGGTTAATCACATCAAAACCATCAACCTCTATAACCTCGGGGGCGACATTTCCGTCTTTATCTATCCATTTCATGTTATGTATGTTTATTATTGTTCGTATTCCGAAAGTGGGTGTATATGATTGCTCAAATATTGATAGCCGTCTGTATTCTTGTAGAGTGTTACGCTTTCGTCAGGTACGTACAGTTTGCCATACCAATCTTCAATGCGTTCTGTTGGGCCTAACCATCCAACAGGGGCTTGCGGAGGTGTTATTGCGCGAAGAATAAAACGTTTCAATGTGGGTATTCGGAAAAAGCTCAACCACATAAAACGCCTCGCGTAAGGCCCTATATCGATAGTTTCGATATCCGTCCACGAGACAACACACTCGTTTCTTAAAATCTCACGTAGATTAGGCAACTTTAGTTCCTTCAGCTTGTTTCCCCACACGAGAAAGGCATTTCCGAGATATTCGATATTAATAAAGTTTGCATGCTCTAGATTAGGTAAATCAACCAGACCGAACCAATCAATCTTATTAACCTTGCGCAAGTATCTCAAATCCTCCAACGATACGATTTTGTTGTTATGAGAAAGCATGCCGCCGTTACCGTGAGGATTATCATTCGCTGGCCCGATATATGTAATCTGCGACGCTTGTTTATGAGTAATCTCTCCTGGGTAACCTGCTATATTACCAAGCTCGCCGCCTGTAGCTCCGCCGTACTTTTCGACAAGAATACGCTTCACTTCAGGGTCGTGAAAATGAATAATCTGTTGCTCGCGGTGCATCATAATTAATCGTCTGCGGAATATACTCATACCGACACCTCCACCATTAATATTATATTTTCCATGATGTAGCCCTGATAGGTCTTATTAGGCAATATCGGCGGCGCGTAGTCGTCAGCCCACTTCAACCCGGTTGGTTTCAAAAAGGCTGTGCCGCGGTCAGCCGGTGAAGTAAACTGAAAACAATACTCTGCTTCGAACTCCGGGTCGGGATTTTCAGCAAGCGACAATCGAAGCTCCGGAACGACGCCCCAAATATGTATAACATTGGGAGCGAGCGAAAAATTTGTGTTGCTCGTTCCGTGTTCGATTCTATGCAAACGCCCATCTTTACCAGCAGCTGACAACGATACTAAACGAGAGCCGTTCCATCTGTATGGTATGTTTTCTGTTACATTTATATATATCTTGTTAGAAAAAGGCTCGCCTGTTGCTGTGTCTAGATACAATAGCCTTTTGTCCCAGTTCTCGAAGAACATATCATCTTTCTTCGGGAAAAATCGTTTTTTATCACGGTCGAAATATAATTCTACCGGACTGACAGCTGAAGATGAAGAATACCCATTTACAATCTGAAAACCATTGAAGAACAGTACCTCGTAAACACCTGTAGGAATATGACGGTCTGGCACGCGGGCATTTTCGTCGAGCGGCGCAATACCATCAGCTACGCCTATATCATCTTTGAGAGAGTCTATTAAATTCTTCGTGTCTTCATCGCCTTTTACTCGGTCTTTAGATTCTTGTATGAGTAGCTTGTTTTCGTTCTCTATCAAATCTGCGGCGTCTTGAAAAGCTCCTCCTACACGCTGTGCGGTGTTTTCTCCAACCTGCGTAGCTCCAGCTATTAAGGTCGCTTTCTGTTTTAAATCGTTAATCGTTGCCATTAATCACCTATTGCATAAATTCGTACTCTTGTGCCGCGGGTTTTTGCTTTTCTTTGTCCGCAACAATCTTTGTTTCTAGAGTTCAGAAACTCTAAAGATGATGAAAGATAAGATTCTGCAACATTCATAACCTCGTTATACCGACGAACTCTATTTCTATCATCAGCGCGATATGCGTAGCTGTCATTGTGTTGCATTACACCGGTACGTGTTAATATACCGCCGTCATCCATTGTCATTTTCGCATAAACGAAATAAGAAAGCGCGATTTCTAACCCTGCACACTGTTGTAAATTCTTTTTATCATTTTCATATTCACCACCACGCAACAATATCTCATCGTCACTATTAAGTGGATTCTTTAATAAATCCTTGAACTTCGACAACCCTATAGCAGGGATAATATGCATATCCTCGCACTCGCGTATAAACGTCATTACTTCGGTTTCTTCTACATGTTTTGAAGTTGGACGAGCGAGCTCTAGAAATCTCTTTACTGTTAGTATATGTTTATTCTCCATTTCTCTTGTCGTTATTTTCTGCACTTATATATTTCATAGGTTTAATGGAGAAATCGCGCTCTAAATTTGAGTCACTCCAGCCCTTGAAAACCTTTGTAAATGCACGCTCAATAAAGCGTTGTTCTGTCGTAACTTCACCTGCGTAATATTCGTAAGCATCTCGCATTACGTCACCAGAGAATCCGAGTTTACCTATTCTAATAGCATGAAATATCTCTTGATGAAATTGTGAATATATGCGCTCGATAACACTTTGTTCAGTAGTAGAAAACTCTTTATCAAAGTTTCTAATCGGAAAAGGCACAACTTCGGGCTTATCTTCGTCGTTTTCAACCTCAACACAAAGTATTTTCGAACCGCGAGTGTCACCTTGAAAGGCTTTCAAATCTTCATCGGCAATCATTTGACGTTCCTCTGGCTCGCCTTTATCGTTAATTCGCGGTGCACCTTTTCTAGTCACCAACATACACGCTACTAAGAAGTTGTTACGTACGTTTCGATATTTGATGTTTCCTAGACCTTCGTCTGTAGATATTTCTGTAATCACAGAATCATATATAGGTATAGGATATTGGAAGTCGCCAGTCATCGATAGCCACAGAATCTGACCCTTGTACGAATCAATGCCACCTTGGGCCTCGATTTGTGAGACAACGACATCTGGATTAGGGTTAAAAACATCAAACTTGCGTACGTATTTCTCTGATACAGAGACACGTTGGCCTCCGCGTGTCTTATCTCCCTTCCAATCGACGTGTGTTAAGATGTGTGCGATATATCCATTATCGTCAGGTTCTTCAAGCCTGCATTGTTCAAATGGTATGTGGTTTATTTCAACGATTTGCCCTAAAACGTTGTAGTTAAGATGTAGGGCGAGACCTCCGAAGTTCGTTAAATCTGTTGAAACTAAATGTAGTAAGTCGTCCATAGTCTCACCAGCTCTATTCACGACTAAATCGGATATTCTATCGCTGGAAAAACCGAAACCCTCTACGAATTTTTTATATCGAGCTAGACATAATTTAGCTGTTCCTGATGCACTAGTTATATCTAATAGATTTTGAGGGTACCGATTGTCATTTCCGTACCCTTGCATCTTGAAACGCTGTATATATCTAACATCTATACGGTTATCAGGTTTCTTTGCATTCTTAACATTCATCGTCTCGCCCTATATCAATTACTCTTGCGTGTTGTCTTCGTTCGTCGAGTCGGGAGTTCCATCCTCAACCGTAAAGTCCTCTGGTAACTCTTGAAAGAATTCCACCTGTTCGGGAAATTTCTTCAAATAAGCCTCTGCAACTGCGTCGGTAAGGTTATCGTTAGTGAATACCTTACCACCCTTAAACGTAGGGCAATTGATAATCACCCCAGCTCGTAGTCTGAATTTTGATTTGTCAGCCATTTTGTTGTGTTTGTTTAAATAAATAATAATATTCCGCAAGGCATCGTGGTAACATTCTTGACATGATGTTGGCGTAAACGTCTTCCCGGTCACCTCGTAGTGCAATTCTGCAATGCGTTCTTTATCGTAGGAACCTATAGTTTTCACAGACGGACTGAAAGGGCTATACGACCCTTTCAGCTCCTCTATAATCTCTTTTGCTTCTGCTAACGTCATCCGTGAGCGTCTGTTAACAGCGTTGCGAATTGCGTTGCGGTTGTTTTTGAGTCCGTGTTGAAATAGAAAAGAGCCGATTTGGGCGAGCCTGTCTCCTGTAAGGTGACTAGCCATCCACCGTCAGTATCTTCACTGTATTTCTCGTTCTCAATAGCACTCGCACGTAGACCTTGATAGAATCCATACACTTGGTATTCTGCTTTACCAGAATCTCCTTTGTGTATGTTCTTCAATATCAGTACGAACGAGCCGTTCGCAAGTCCGTCGATGATATTCTGCGAAACTTCAGGGCCGTTGTCAAGCACCGCTATCGGAATCTCATTAGTAAATGTATTTCGATAGGTACCGGTGGCTAGAGAAGTTTTCGCACCACTGAACGGCGTTGCTCCTTGCTGAATAACAGGAAAACCTTTTTTGCCGTTTTTGAGAACCAGCGTTTTAAGAATATTCTTGTTACTAGCGTCGAATGTACTTTTGGAAAAATCCACGTCGGCACGATTGCAGATGATTCCATCTGCTTCCATGCCTTTCACAATCGGATTTTCGCAATCCATTTCAATGCCTTTTGCAATAAGGCTTTCACATATTCCTGACATAATAATTTCTCCTATGGTTTAGTATGCCGCGTGGAACATGTCGTCTTCAAGGATTTGGGTTCCGATGCGACCGGTTGAATAAGAATAGTTTCTGCGTTCTTTTTTGTCGAACCAGACGTCTATATCAGAGATAAGACCGTCTGCGTCTGTAGCAACCTGCAGCTGGCGAATGTTCGCAAAGACAGCACGATACGGCTTGTTGAGCTTCGTACCGGTGTTCTCGAAAGCTCGTATCATTCTATCCCAAATGGATACACGGGCAATAGTAACACCATCATAGCTAGCTACATCTACGCCATCGAACACCTTTTCCCATGGCATAATCTGTGTGTAGCGTTGCTTAATATCCAATGTCAGTGCATCTGCAAGTCCCTTGGTAAGCATGATAATTGCATCTCCATCGGATGTTATTCGGCTATCAGCATCCATCAGCATGTCGTCTAGGATTCCGGTTGCAACGCCCTTTTCCAAAATCGCTTTCTTCTGTTCTGCGAAAGAATTTTTGCTGTTAGCAGCGATTGCGGTAACCTGCTTCGAATTTGCAGTTCCTTGTGCAAAAATGCGTTTGAACAGACCGTCGCAAGTTGTGAACAGTTCGGTTTTCGTTCCGGCAGTTAAGCTACCGCCGTTAGCAATCAATTTAGCTTCAGTGTCCCCGAACCACGCCAAACGCCAAATCATGAGTTTCATTTGCCGCTCCAAAGCTGGGCGGAAAATATAAGTCATGAACTCTGTGTCGGTGAGGTCGCCAACCTGCGTGCCGGTCTTCAGAGTGTACTCTGCAATAGTTCCTTGCAAACTCTCGTAGCAAATCTTAATTGGGATTTGCCAATCTCCCAGCGCCCAACGCTTTTGCGAGTTCGCAATGCCGACTTCTTGATATGTCGGGTCGCAACCGCTTCCTTTGATACCGACGGTATCCATATCTCCAAAGAACGCGACAGGGTCGTTATTCTTCACCTTCAACAGGCGTACAAACCGCTGAAAATCTTCGTCTTGGTCTATGCTAAGAGGTATAACCTCTTTGAGGTCTTGTACATCTTTCGGATTTACCGTGATGTGCTCGAAAAATTTTCCCATTTTCGTTTACTCTCCTTTCTTCTTTTTAAAAGTTCCATTTCTTCGCGCTTCAATTTCAGCTCGCATCGGCGACATTTCCGCTTGGTCGATGACTTTGGCGTGCGCGTTGCCACCTTTGTCAGTTCTCGGCGTAGGTTTGTAGGTGCTGGAGATTTTCGCAAGAGCTTTTTCCCCACCTGCGATTTTTACTGCATTGAGGATTCGCAACTCGTCAACCGTTTTTGCATTCCCCTCGGCGGTCTTTTTCGCCTTTTCCAGCTCTTCGATTTGCTTCTTCAGCTCTTCGATTTCACTTTCAAGTTCGGCAATGCGTTCATCTTCAGAACCATTTCCGCCGCCGCCATCGCCACCTTCACTACCTTGAGTGTCGTCTTTAATCTCGGTGATAACGCCGTCTTTTACAACGATTGTTTTACCATCGGGCATAACGAATTCGCCGTCTGGACTAGCCTTATCGCCGACCTGTGGCTCGCCCTCTTCACGCTCCACCGTAAGAGTTTGACCGTCGCTTGTGGACAAATCCAATCCCTTTGCCAATTCCTCAACATTTTTCAATCCGAGTTTAGCTAGCATGCGGTTGAGAATCGACGCCTTTACTTCGACTTTTTCGTCTTTTCCTTTTGCCATTTGTTTTTGTTTTTTGTTATTAAAAGATTTATCCTGCTTCTTTGCGGAAACAGGCATGATAATTTCGCCTATAAGACCCAACTCTAGAGCTCTTTGAGTATCAATGTATTTATCTTCGTTCATTAGAGCTTGCATTTCGTCGCGGTCACATCCGCAACGCTCTACATATAGGTTGAGCATTTTATCTTGAATTTCACGCAATGATTTTGCAGCAGCCTCCAAATCGTCAGCAGTGACTGTGTAATCCAATCCCCATGTCGGCATCCAAGGATTGTGAACACATATAGAAGCATTTTGATGAGCTTTGCGGCGTTCTTTTGGAGCGGCCATTAATATAACTGTCGCCATGGATGCAGCTTTACCCTCTACGACGCATGTTATTTCTTTGCCAGTGGCTCGCAAACGGTCGTAGATACCCCAGCCTTCTACTACAGAACCTCCATCGCAATGTATTTGAACTTCAATAGTATTATCTTCGTCCGGGATGCTTGCGCAAAATTCGTCTACATCTTTGAAGCACACACCCTCCGCGGTACCCCAAAATTGACAGAACTTCTTTTCATCTTCTGTCTGTATGTCATTGAAAATTTTTAAAACTGCCATTATATGTTATATTGCTAGTTTTAAACAAAAGTACGTTTCAGTTTCGTTTGGTAAAGGCTGAAATAGCTCTCAAGCACTATCATTAAGTGATAGCATGAAGAAAGCGCATCATCCTCACAGACAATGCGCTTCAATAATTAGAAAATGAATATAGAATTTATAAGATTTCTTGTTGCATTCGCTTTATCACTCGATACACAGTTGCTTCACCACAGCTATATTCTTGACTAAGATAATATGCGATGTAGCACATTTTGTGCCCCTCGCCCTTAAGGCGTCTATAGTCTGCGAACATTGGTAAATATCTAACATCTTTCGGATCTATGTTGTTTTTGCCTAAAGTCTGCAAAATGCTTTCTGCTGTTTTCAATAGCTCAAACTGTTGCATAGTATTTTAATGTTAGAGAGTAGCTTGTCTTTCTAGAACCTGTACTCGACGGTTCACTTTGTTTATCTCCTCGACGCTCACAACTGGACGAGGAGCCATCGCAAAGCCTCGCGCAACAGCCCGAGCTAGAAACTCCTCGCCGATTTCAGCACCGCTACCTTGCACTATTATCGGGCGGCCTCCGCCCATTTGATTCATAGCACTAAGAGCTGGAGCAAATAATCTCGTCGCCTGTGCTGTGAGAACCGATTCTCCATTTGAGAGCATCGCTGGGATAGAATCGCTCGTGCCGCTGCCCGGCCCGGTCACGAGGCCTCCTCGAGCAAATTTTGCAGATTTCACCGTTTTAATAGCAGCGGCAACATTCGCAAGTATAGACGCAATACCTACCGCTGTCGTTGCAATACCGATAATACCTTTACCAGCTTCTGCGCTTGTCATTTTTGCTATAGCGACACCTGTATTTATCGCAATTTCTCCTAACGCTAGCACCTTAGACATTTTCGCTAGCGTCTTACTGTCTTCACCGAATGCGTTAGCAACATCTTGAACACCTCTCATGATGTTCACAACCGCGTCTTGCTTTGCTTTTTCGATTTCTATTTCTTTCTCGGATACCGCTTGTTTTGCCTGCATGTATTCTAAATCTAGTTGCATTTTTCGCTGATTGAAAGCCTCTATAGATTCACCTTCTCTCATTTGAAAAGCCTCTATCATAGCTTGCTTTTCTTCCATTTTGAGCCGCAACAGTTCCAGTTCGCTATTTTCGCCTCCTGCAAGTTGAACCTCTAGCTGCTTTGTTTTGAAAGCGTCTTCAATAGATTTCATTTGCTCATCGTGCACGCTGTTCGTATATTCTTTGTATGCTGCGAGTTTCTGCTCGTTATATTTAGCCTCGATAGACTCAATTAATTTTGCTTTTTCCTCTGCTTTCATGACCTCTGTTTTAGCTGCTTCAATTTCCAGTTTTCGAGAGTCTTCTAGATTTGCTATTTTCAAATCGTACTCTTCTTTTGCACCTTTTTCCACTGCAGAAAGCATATTCTGTATATACGTCTGCTCACGCTTTACAGCCTCGTTAAGAACCTGCGAGTCAAACTCGGCGAGTTTCTTTGCTTTTAGCTTTTCCAGCGATATTATTTGTGCGGCCATAGCTTTGCGAGCCTTTGCAGTCAGGTCTTTTTCAGTGTTCAGACGACGTCGAATGTCTTCTATCTGTCTATTATATTGAACCTCGATAGCTTTTCGGCGCTCTTCATCGGTTTGCTCAACTAGTTGAGTTAGTAAATCTTCAGCCTTTCGCATTTCCTCCATTTCTTTTTTCGCTAGCTGTTCCGCTGTTGGGCCTTTCTTTTTCTTTTCTTTCTTCTTTTTCTTTTTCTTACCTTTTTTCGGCCCAAGTTCGCCGGTCGGCGTCACGTCGTCGGGAACTTCTGTGTCGCTCAATGTGGTTACAGGTATTGTAATTGCCTTAATCGGTGTTTTATCGATTAAGGCATTGACGCCGTCTGTTGCGTCTTTCACTACATTTTTACCAAAGTTTTTCACGTCTCCCCATGCTTCTTTGTAAGATTTTACGATGCCATTACCCAAGGCAGCGAATCCACTTTTAATTTTGTCGAGAGAACCAGACAAAACACCCTCCAAAATCTCGGATATTCCCTTAAGGCTTCGGCCGACTTGCTTTGCACCGTCTATAATGAGATTAAACGCGAATTTCGCAACCTGCCACAACAATTTGAAATTGAATATAATTTGCTGCACTCCTCCGCGTACGACTATAGATTCGTTATAGAGTTTTATAAAGTAATTGATAATCTTAATTACTCCTTTGATAAGCTCTGTAATGCCCTTTGTTGCAAGTGTTTTTACTTGTATTATCATTTCTCCGAAGCCATCTTCGCTAGCATCAAACAAAGCTGCTAATGTGTTGTTCAACTCCTCGCTTGCTTCTTGTTGTTCGCTTATCTTTTCTCCATATTCTCCGGTGGTTTCTTTGAGTTTATCCAAATCAACGTTCATAGTGTCTAACTGCTCTATCATTTTAAGACCTGCGTTAGCGCCTTGTCGACCGAATACATCTCGAAGAACATTTCCGACCTCCTGTGAATCTTGCGGCACATGCTTTAAGTGCGTGCTAATTTGCTTAATTACGTCAAACGTCGTAGTTGTGCCGTTTCTCAATTCATCTGCGACCTTCTTCGAGCTAATACCTATACCATCTAAAGCCTCGCGCGTTTTATCTGACATTTCGCGTATTTTCTTGCTGCCCATTTGAATCAGCGACATGCCGCTATCGCTAAAAATACCACTTCTCGTTTGCTGAATCGTTCCTACCAGTTCTTTTGCGCCTATATTAGCATCATGAAATGCAGGTGCATATTGCTTTATTTTAGCAATCATGTCACCGTTCAGGTCTGCTCCAGCTTGAAACCCGTCTTTGACAATCTGTAACGATTGCTTTGCATTTAGACCGTATTGAGCTGTGAGTACATCGACAGCCTCGAGAGTCTCTTTATAGTCTTTCCCGTATGTATCAGCTGTTGCTTGTATACCGTCTCGTATCGCTTTAAGGTCGTCGCCGGTAAGCCCTAGAAACTCTCGTGTTAATCTCGTACTTTCCTCTATACCTTCGTTGTAATCATAAAACCACTTGAAAGCTGCACCGACACCAGCTAATCCAGCAAGAGCAGCAAAAGCCGGGTTTGAAAGTAACCCCATGAGAGTACTACCGAATGCTTTAGCTGCTACTTTGGCTTCGTTAAACATGCCCGCCAAGCCTCTTCCTCCGCTTGTCATTCCCATTATGGATTTAGCGAAATCCGAATTTACACCTAACGCCGCTCTAATGCTATCTTCATAACTACCAACGCTACGTTGAAATCGTTGCGTTTCCTGCTCTGCTCCTTTAATCTCATTAGTCAGTGCGTTTATCTTATTTTTTAACTCCGTGCCACGCGCACCATCTCGCTCTGCTCTAGATAAACTGTCAAACTCTCTAATTGTTAGACTTAATTCTGTTCGTAGATTTTTCAAAGAGCCGTGAGTGGCTTCTTTGTTTACTCGATTATCACGTTCAAGTCGCATGTTTTGCTGTGCTATCTTCGAATATTCTCGCTGCTCCGTTTGTACGCCTTTGAGCTCTTCTTTCATTTCAGCTAGTCGTATTTTATGCTGTTTTTCTGTAACCATCTCTTTTCTTTGAGTGTCTTCCAGCTGCTCCCATTTTTTATCGAGCTCTTTTATTTTTTCCTTTAGAGAGTCTGCACTTTTTGCGCATCTCAAAATTCCAGATATAGCATCATTAGTATTGACTTTGAGACTTAGAATAGTCTGTTCTTCTGTTGCTTGTGACATATCTACCTTGTTTTTTATATTTTCATCATTGTAACTTCTGCTACACCTGTATTGTCGAGCTTTATTTCTAGCACTGCGAAATACGCATTATGTTGTGCTAGATAAACAGGTGACGTTTCGTCGAAATTAGCGAAATCTAAATCTCGCATATCAATAGTTTCTTTTATCACTCTTAGTTCTTTCAAAGCCGATGACATCTCTTTATATTTTATATCAATGATTCTTTGCATATTGATGTCAAAGAATATATGCGCGTAACCATCAGAATCTTTGTTCAATCTAAGAATACGTTCTTTGCAAGCAGTGTACGATACCTCCGGCTTATCTTCGCCTTTTTTCACTTCGCCTTCTTTATACATCGGTATGTTTGAACCATCTGTCGCGGCAAACGGAAAATCAAATATGACTTTTTCAGCGTCTAAACTTTCGTTGTCAATTGTTATTATACCATCGTAAGAGCCTTTGACTGTGTCGTCTTGTTTCCATTTAAATATATTACGTTTAGCATAGTCTTCTAGGTGGAAATCTATGCTTTCAGGTCTAACCGATTTCGTCGTTTTAATAACTCTCGTTGTCCAATTCGCTGCATTTTTTTTATTGCCCCACAATGTGGAATATGGAACAAAATTTATAACGTCAGGAATGCCAGGCCATACGGGATAAGTTCCGGTTATAGCAGACAAGAATCTGACAAAGTCCATAATTTTTATTTTTGGTAGATTTTGCACGATAGAAACATATCCACCGAAAGCAACTTTATCACCTTGTGTCGGAGACGCCACGACTCTACCTGTCATTACTTGAGTTCGAGAATATAGAGGTGCTGGCAGAATCGGTTTCCATTCAAACCATATTTGTGTGCCTGTTTTTACTTTGATTGTACCAACTCCTGAAAGATTAAAAGTACACTGTTTTCTATAGCCTTTAGGTACAGCGATTTTATCTATATTTTCATTTACGCCAATTATATATTCTTCTTCTTTATCGTCAGGATGTTTCATTTTCATTACAGCATATACCATGTACGGAAAATCGAATATATCCGCAGGCTGCGCGTGATGACTCGGCGTACTTCCAGACGGTTTTAGACCTTCTAAATTTAACATCCAGCTTATATTGATGTTTAGGTCTAAATCACCGGTAAAGGCGCATGATAAAACAGACGCTGTACCAGCATCTAATAAATCTATGTAATCGCTTGAAAAACCACTCAACTGAATGCGCCCTATGCTATCTCTAGGTTGTACCGTACCTGTGAATATTTCAGACTGTGAGAGCGGAGCTGGTTTTTTACTAATTAAAGGTATTACGAGTGAATCGATGTAAGATTTTGCTTCGTCCGAAAACAAAAAGCTCACACCACATTGACTTTTAATGAGCTCTAACAACCATGAAACTCTAACTACTGGATGTATGTATTTTCGAATGTTAGGTGCGGAGCTATTACCGAAATTAAAAGAGAAAATATGTTCCGACTCGTTTCTTACATTTGGATATACGAAATCGCGTTTTCCTGTCCAAGATTCGATATTTTCGTCTTCATATATAAGCGCGTCGTATCCAGCATAGAAATACGCCTTTGTTCCGACGTTCTCGAATTTCTCAATTATATTTTCTTCATTATACGGATATTTCCAGCTACCTTCTAGTTGGTCTAAAGTTTTACCAGATTTTGAAAGCTCGTTTGTTCTTTTTGAAGCGCCCCATGTTATGCTAATATCTATACCATCACTAGACACTTGCAGTACTACAGCTAAACCATAGCGAATAATCTCGACACCGTTGCGAATAACTCTCGCATCGTGTATTTTTCTTGCAAAGTCAATACCACTTTGCATTTGACCTCTAAAAGCTAAGCTTCTTTGTAACTCATTGATAATGAGTAGATATAAAATAGAAAACAAGAAAAGGGTTACGATTTGGTTACTACTCAAATTCCCCGGACTTCCTTGATTTGCTGTCGTTTCAAACAACTCTTGTTATTGATGCAAAGATAAACAAAATGTGCTGTCCGACCAAGAAAAACACTTGTTTTTTTTCTTATCGGGCAGACTTTTCTGTTGTCATTTCGATGGTTTAATTGTCTTGCTGAAATCATCCTCATCTTCGGCAGAAACAAGTTATGCCCTCTCTTCGTAAACTTCGCTATCGGGCATAACCCATTCATGCCTTTGGTATGACCGACGAAAAGAGACAGGGAGCTGCCTGTCGAAAAGGATTTCGGCAAATCTGCTTCCTGCCACTTTTCTGTGTACCGACCATACTTTCTAAGGTATGGATTTCAGCAAGACAATTTTTCAGATTTTTCTTTTTCGATGTTTTTCCTTTTCTTGGAAGCGGTTGTAAAAGCCGCATTGTTTGTCGTCGGAGAAGTCGGAGCTATTCAGGTGGTGATAAATCCCTCACCCGTCTACCTCCGACACCTCCGACTTGTCTGACAAAGCCGTAGGAAAAGTACACGCCTGCCCATCGCAGCAAGCCCGAAAGGCAGACTTCGTACCTTTCCTCTTCCGTCTTTGTCTTCTATAGGTGGCTTTTACACGCCCGCTTTATTAACACATACCTCCACTTATCTGATTGTATGGCATGCAATCAGATTTTTGATTTCATCCGAATCTGTCTCTTTTCCGTTTACCTCCATTTCGATGCGGTCTTCACCGTATCGCATCCGTTGGTCGTCCCC